AGTTCATCCACTGTCCCCTTGGCGACGAGGTAGTGCACGAACACCGGTTCCTTTTTTCCTGCCTGCATCTGGCGCATCGGTCCGACGCGCTCGATCAACTGGTCGTGGTTCTCGAGGCTCCAGTCCTGCGCGAAAAAGCACACCGTGTTGCAGTGCACCTGCAGGCCGTCGACGCCGTGGCCCATTGAAGCAGGGTGCCCGAGCCACACGGATCCTTCGCCGCGCTGGGCGGCAGCCAGGCCTTCCCGGGTCGAGAGGTCGAGCGCCTCGGGGAAGCGCGCCTGGATGCGGGCGAGGTCGCTTCGGAACTGGTAAGCAACTATCACAGGTTCACCGGCCAGTGACTCGACCAGCTCGTCCAGCGCATCCAGCTTCTCGTCGTGCGCTGCGACCCACGCAGGGGCCTCGGTGTAAACAGCACCGTTGGCCATCTGCAGACACTTTTGGGACTTTGCCGCCGCCGACAGCGCCTCGACCTCGGAGCCTGCGATCATGGTGAAGAGCTCGCGCTCGAACTCGCGGTAGCGATTCATGGCGCCGTGGGGCAGGGTCACCTCGATGACGTTGGTGACGGGCTCGCTCAGATCAAACCAGTCGGCCGGATCCAGCGTCAGGCAGATGTCGGAGAGGCGCTCGTGGATTTCCTCGTCGGCGCCCGTGCGCGGCACCCAGTTGGTCCAGGTGCCCCGGCTGGAGGGCACGAACCAGCGCTCGCGAAAGGAATTGAAGGTGCGCCCGAGGCGTGCCCCGGCATCAAGGAACCACGTCTGCCCCCACAGATCCTCAAGGCCGTTGCTGGCAGGCGTGCCGGTCAGATTGATCCAGCGATCCACCTCCTTGTGCGCGACCTGTGCCAGCACCTGCGCGCGCTTGCCGCCCTGGCGCAAGCGGAAGCCTTTGAGCTTCGTGCTTTCATCGGCAATCACCGTGCGAAAGGGCCACGCGCGGGATCGGAACTGCTCCCGCAGCCACGGCAAGTTCTCGTAGTTCGTGGTGTAGACGCTCGCGCGCGGTTGCGTGAGCGCGGCGCGGCGCTCGCGTTCGGTGCCGGTGATCGCCACCACCTCAAGGGCCGCGAGGTGTTCCCACTTGGCGGCCTCGGTGGCCCAGGTGTCGCGCGCGACCCGCAGCGGAGCCAGCACCAGCACCGGCGCGTCCTCGCCCAGCACGCGCTGCAGGTGCTCAAGGTGCGTCAGTGTGAGCACCGTCTTGCCCATGCCGGGCTTTGCCCAGAGCGCGGCGCGCGGTTGCCGTGCGATGTGATCCATCGCCAGTGCTGCGTAGGGGCGAGGGCGGTACTGGTTCATTCGAGATCAAACCATTCCAGCAGGCAGTTCAGGACTTCCTGCGCGATCACCTCTTGCTGCTCATCGGTTGGCCAAGGTTGATCGGTGTGCTTGTACGCACGGCGCGTGCCGAAGCGCACACCTTCGAGGATCGCCATTTCCAGTACGGGGTAAATCTTGGGGTTCATCGTTTCGGCCTCCGACGTTTCTCAAAGCACGGTTTGCATTTGACGCGCGGACTGGTCTGTGCTTGCTCCAGCAGCAGGTCGACGCCTGCAAGTGAATCCACAATCTCGACCTGCTGGCCGAAGGCGCGGAGCCGGTTGTGCTCGCGGGTCTGAGCGATGGTGACCGTCTTGCCAGGCGCTTTGAGCTCGACGTACAGCGCCGCGCGCCCCGGCAGCATCACCAGTCGATCGGGCGCCCCGCGCCTGCCGATCCACTGGACCTTTCGCACTTCGCCGCCGATCTCTTTCACGCGCTTCTTCAGGTACGACTCGATCTCGGACTCCCTCACGCCAGACCTCCCAGTGCGCCGCAGTCGTTGAGAATCGAGAGCGCCTCGCGCTCGTACCAGTCGTAATCAATGTCACCCGGCAACTGCTCGGGCAGGTCCATCAGGGGCTGTGCGCCGTCGGATCGGGGTACTGTATATCCGTTCAGACGATAGCGCAGTGCGCCGTCGACGCCGCGCGCGTAGTACCAGCGGATCGCCTTGCCGAGGTATTCCCCGCGCTGGTCGATCGCGCCGCCCTTCACGGTGCGCAGCACCAGAAACTTTCTGACATCCGTGCAGGCGCGGATCGTCTGCCCGATGTCGGAGCGATCGCGAAGCCAGCGAAGCGCCGCGTCCACCGCGATCCCGGCGACGGGGTTCTTGCTGAGACCGCCCTGCGCGTAGGTGCCCTTCAGCTTCGCGCCGCCGTCGGGCTTGATGGCGATGTAGTTGTTGACGTCGCGGGAGTACAGGCCGGCGTAGGCCGTCTCCTCGGTCACGAACCCGGTGCGCGATTCCCAGGCCTCGACGCGGGTCCGCATCGCAGCGACATCAAGCTTGTGCGCGCGGATCACGATGCCGTCGGTGTTGGCGGAGACCACGGCAATCCCGACGGACTCGAGCGCCTCGATCAGCATCAGGAGCGCAAGCTGCCCGGTCAGCGTCACCTGCACCAGCAGGTCGGGGGAATAGAGCTTGCTGTACTTGGACCCGAGCTTGCCGAAGCTCCCGTTGACGCAGATTTTCAGCGTGTCGGCGGTGACCTTGTCGCCCGCCGCCTTCGCCGCCAGGCGCCGGTCGACGATCGACTGGTAGACCCGCAGGAACGCCTGCCCCATCTGCTCGGGCGCGAGGCCCAATCGCAAAATGATCGATGGGTAGTAGCTCGCTACGTCACGGTCGAGCAGCACGTAGTCCTCGTCGACCTCGACCGCCTGGCAGGTCTCGCTCGAGTGCAGCCCGCCAATGCCGAGGCGATACACCCCGGCGCCGATCGTCACCGTGCGACCGAGGAGCTCGTCGGGCTCGCGCACGGCGCCGTTGGCCTGCACGATGAACTCGGCCCGCCGGATGTCCTCCAGAAGCGCACGAAGCGGCTCACTGGTGAACGTGAGCCACGCGGGCGGGGCGTAGCGGTAGACCGTGCCGTCCTTGATCGTGGGGCGCTCCACGGGCTTTCCACGGGCACGCTCGACCTCGCTCACGATCACCGCCTCGGCGATCTGCGCATCGGACTTGCTGCGGAGATCCATCCCGTACTGCTCGCCCATCCTGGCGCGGAGCTCAATCTGCGGGAGGAGGCTGCGGTAGAGCTCCGCGGTCAGTCGGAGATCGTTCAGGCAGTAGTCGATGATGTCCTGCCGGCGATCCTCGGGGATCGATTCGTGGGGCTCGATCGGCAGATCCTGCAGCTTCGGGGTGTGCAGTCGCCCGCCGTAGAGTTTCAGCGAGGCCTTGCCGGGGGCCACTTCGATCAGGTCGATGTGGTCGAGTCCCTCCAGCAGCTCGACGTTGAAGGCCTGCGCAAACTGCCAGCCGCGGAGATTGCGCTCGATGATCGCATCCGCGGCGGCCTTCAGTTGTGCGCACGATGCGCCGGCCAGTGCATACGCCAGAATCGGAAGGTCAAAGCTGGTGCCGTTGAAGGTCACCAGCGTGTTGCGCGTCAGCAGTCGCCGCACGCGCGGGATGTCGAGCGGGCTCGCGTCGTGCATCGGGTGCACGACGGTTCGCCCGGTGTCGATGTCGAGGGCCGCGACCATGAAGAAGTCGCGATAGACCTCGATGTCAATCACTGCGGTGGTCATTTCAAAACAATCCTTGCCTTGCCCTGCCGCAGGTCAATCCCACTCAGCCACCTCAAACTTGCCAAACACGCCGCGGAAGGTGCCTAGCCCAATGGCCATCCCGCCGTCCACAAACAGGTTGTAGATTTGCTGCTCCTTGATCTCCTTGTTCGGCATGATCGTGAGCGTGAACCGGAGCTCCCACGGCGTGGGTAGCACGGGGCGCTCTTTCGGATTCGGGATACCTTTGTCCAGGCGCGCGACGGCGCGGTGCAAATAGATCCCACTTTCGGGATCCAGGTCATCGCCAAACTTGCCCGTGTGGATCGGCGCGCCGTCGCGCTCGAACTGGATGTACTCACCCGTCCCGTGCTGGCCCGGCTGCACCGAGCAGAAGGCCAGTGCGCTGTTCGCCACGTCCTTGTACTTCCGTTTGTCCAGCAACCGTTTCGGTGCAGAGTTGGTGTTGTGAGCAGACAAGAACGAAACGATGTTCAACATCGGCAAAGCTACGATGTTGGTGCCAGGCAGGTAGTAGATCTTCTGGTGCCACTCGAGCTTGGTCGTGTTGTCCCCCGGATACCGATCGAACATGATCGGTGCGACGCCTTTGAGACATACGTTTCTCCTGATGATGTCCAGTCGTGTGTCGGATTTGACGTTCATGTGTACATGTCCTCAGTGATGTAAAAAGCCTTGCCTTGCCCTGCCGAGCCAAGCCGCGCCTCGCCCGGCCTGGCCTCGCCGAGCCACGCCGTGCCCGGCCTCGCCCAGCCCGGCCTCGCCGAGCCTCGCCAAGGTCGTTTACGCAAAGTCGTCCACGGCGACTTCGAGCTCATCAAACTCGTCCGCTGCCGCAGCCCGCGAGCCGGCACCGAAGGAATCCCCATCGCGCACAAACTGCACGCCGCGCAGGATGGCGTTGACGCGCTTGCCGTAAGCGTTGTCCTGTGCCCAGAACTCCACACTCGCGTTCACATAGCACCCGGCGTAGGGCTTCCCGCTGCGCTCCGTGAGCGGGGCGCGCGCCGGGTCGACCACCGTGGGCGGGGCGTTCTCGGGGGCGGAGGCGGCGACGAACATCCGCCCCTCGAAGCCGTCGTACTGGGCTTTCTCATCGCCATCGTGCAAAGCGACCTTGCCGACTTTTTCGAGGCTAGTGAGGACCGCGGGCGCCTTGTCCTTCCACTTCTCACGGGCGACCGCCTGGATCGCCTTGCGGATCGCAGCGATCTGCGGATCGTTCGCGTCCAGCAGCAGCGTGGCGCTGTAGCGGGGCTTGCCCTCACCGTTCACGGTGCGGGGCTGGAAGAGGGCCGGGAAGGCGAGGCGGGCCTCGCGGATCATCACGCGACCGATGGGCTGTTGTGCTGCGTTCATGTCAAGTTCCTCGTTTAACGATTAAGGTTCAAGCAAGCGTCAGGTCAGAGAACTCCTCGACCGCTGGCCTGACGTCCAGTGCGGGTCGAGCATCGGAGGCAGGCGCCACGTGGGGCTTGCCCTGAGATTGGGTGATGAGCTCCTGCACGCGCGCCCACTGGCGATCGCCAATGACGCCGGCTTTTTTCAGCTTCTCGGCGGACGTGGGGGAGATCAGCTTCAGGTCGTAGGCCTGCTCGAGCGTCAACCGGAAGGTCTTGCGGAGCAGCTCCTCGGCAGCGGTTGCATCGGCCCAGGTGCGCGCGCCTTTCTTGCCCGCGACGAGCTTCCAGCCCGGCACGGGGAGCCCGGACTGGAGCCTGCGCTCGGCATCGGCGCGGATCGCCTTGCACCAGTCCTCGATGAGATCCACTTTGCCGAGCGCTGCGGCAAGCCAGTCCTCGGGGGTGTGCTCATCGGGCGCGGCCACTGCGGCCAGAGCGAACTCCTCGGGGCTGGCCGGGCTGAAGCCGAGCGTGGTGGCCGCGACCTCGGCGCGCAGCGCCGGGCAGGTCGCCTTGGCTTTGCAGAACTTGCACTGCTTCTCGCCGGGACGGAGGTAGTCCTCGACGCGCCCCGTGGCGGCCGCCGCGCAGTCCTCGATGGTCTGGCGCCCGACGCTTTCAGCCCAACTGATCAGCGCCTCGGGGGTGGTGTCCCACTCGCTGGGTGCCGTGCGCACGCGGGGCTGGCAGATCGCCATGCGCACGCGCAGGAAGTCCGCGAACTCCCCGAAGCCCTCGATCGCGCCGAGCGCGTAGAGGGACATCTGCGGGTTGGCCTCGGCCTCGACCGCCACACCGCGACCGTGCTTGTAATCGATAACGACAATCTCGTCGCCCAGCAGGATGATCACGTCCGCCGTGCCCCAGGCGTCGTTGACCGGCACGCCGAGGGAGCGGGAGTAGTTGACGCGCTGCTCGGTGAGCACCACGCCGCAGTCCTGCGCGACGTCGGTGACGTAGTCGACGCAGACTTGGACGGCCTCAGCCATCTCGTCATCGACGACGATGGAGTGCCCCTCGACGTCGATCACGCGGCCCACGAACCCTGCAGCAGGCGTGCTGTACTGGATCGCCCAGCTCAACACCTGATGTGCGGCGGTGCCCTCGGCGGCGTAGAAGGACGTCTCGTCCCTCACGTCGGAGGCGATGACGTGCGAGCCAGGGCAGAGGATCTTCCGCTCGAAGCCCGAGGCAGACCAAAGAGAGTGTGCGGCGCTCATTGCACGGTCTCCAGCTCGCCCAACTTCTCGGTGACTGCCCCGTAGGCATCGCCCCAACGGGACTTGTCCAGTTCCTTAAAGGTCGCGACGCCGAAGGATTTCGCGATGGCGACAGTGGCCTCACGGTCCCGCGCGGCGAGCTTCAGCACCGCGGCTTGCAGTTGTGGGTACTCCACAGCGACCGGGGCTGGGAGCTCCTCGGGCTTCGCAGTAGGCCGGGCAGGGGCAGCCGCCGGGGCGACGACAGCCAGTGTCGGCTTTGGGGCAGCGGGTGCGGGCGCCTCCGCCGCCGGGGTGATGTCGGTGAGCGCGCCGTTCAGCGTGGACTCGGGGATCTCGCGCAGCGCGTGGAGCGCGGCGCTAAGGGATTGGAACGTGAGGGTGACCTTAATCATCGTTAAACACTCCTTACGGTTTGCTAAAGCCTTCGGCCAAAAAAAAGGTCCCGCAGTCGATGTCGTTGCGGAACGGGGGCCACCCGGGACGCTGCTCGGGGGGCAGGACGGAAGAGTGCCAGGTGTGAACCATCTCGCAGTACGTCGCCTCGTCCGAGACGGCCTGCTCGAGGTCGCTTTGCCCGGCAAGGCCGAGAGCGGCGAGGGCGCCGACGGCCAGCGAGACCTTGATCAACGTGGCGGGGGCAATCAGGTGCATGGGTGCGGCTCCGGTGTGGCTGCAAACACACCTTAGCAACTGCTAAAGGGCCGGTCAAGAAAAAACCCGCCGGGCGTGCAAAAAATCTCACGCGCCACGGCGGGCGGGCTCAGGCGATGAGGACGATGGCACCGGCGACGACCGAGACGGCCAGTCCTGTGACGGCCCAGGTGAGGCGGCGCAGGTCGTTGCGCAGCTCCTCGATCGGGTCCGAGAGCACGCCGTGCTCGCACAGAAACTTGATGCGCTGGTGAACGAGTTCGTTGGTCACGTTTGTCTCCCTGTGAGTTGAACGAGTTTTTGAACATAGGCCTCGTCGACAGAGCCGCGGCTGCGCGCGTGCTCGTAGACCAGGCCGACCAGATTCGCCTGAACGTCGGGATCCGGTTTGCGACCTGCATCACGTAAACACGCGGCCACGCTGCGCACGCACGCGTTCAGGATCTCGGCGTCGAAAAGCGCGATGTCGTCGGGGTTTTCCTGATCCAGCCAGCCGACGGGGAGCCCGAGCGTGACCTCGATGTCGCGGGCGACTTTCTCGGAGACGTCGCGCGAGGGGTTGGGACCCGCGAGCTGGGACAGGTAGGACTGGTTCGCGTGCCCCAGCTTGCGGGCAAGGTTGGCGGGGCCGTGCCATTCGCGCTGGAGACGGCGGAGGTTTTGACGACGGATGTCATATACGGTTTGCATGAAGTTTCTTTACACCGCCTTAGCAGGGGCTGCAATAACTTTACTATCTGCTACAATGCGGGCTACTTGAGTCAGGACAAGTCCCTATGAAAAGTATTTCGATTTTGAAGGCGTGGATGGCGGCGGCCACGCCGCTCGAGCAGGAGCATCTGGCCAAGAAAATCGGCACCACCCGGGCGATGCTGTACCAGTACGCGGGTGGGCATCGCCAGTGTTCGGCCGAGCGGGCAGGGCAAATCGCCGCGGTTTCCCGCGACATGCACCGTCTTTCCAAGGGGCGGCTGCCGGTGATCGAGCGCACGGATCTGGCGGAGGCGTGCCTGCAGTGCGAGTTCGCGCGCAAGTGTCTGGGGGAGCGCGCGACGATTTCGGAGTTCCCGATCGTCGCCTGAGATCAAGGCAAGCAGCCAGCGTGCCAACATGAGCGAGGCTGGACACCACTTTACAGACTGCTAAAGTCTGCTCGGCATTGTCACCTGCCGAGAACTTCCCATGATGGCTGACGTCACGCGCATCACGCCACACCTCTCGAGCCTCCAGGCGCCCACCGCGATCCGCGATCTCCCGGCCTGGGTGATCTGGCGTTTCGAGGCGCGCGCAGACGGCGGCAAGCCCCGGAAGGTGCCCTATTACGCCGCTGGCGCAAAGCGCTCAGGCCAGCAGGGCGGCCCGGAGGACGTCGCGCAGCTCGTCACCTTCGACGCCGCGCGCACCGCCGCCGCCCGCCGGGGCTTTGACGGGGTCGGGTTCTGCACGCTGCCCCAGTGGCACGTCGTTGCGGTCGATGTCGATGACTGCGTCACCGCGGGCCGGGTGCATCCTGACATCGAGCCCCTTCTTTGCCAGACCTACGCGGAGTTCTCGCCCAGTGGTCGCGGCGTGCGGATGTTCTTCCGGGGCGATCTCGGCAACGGCAAAGCGCTCGGCGAGCCTTACGGGCTGGAGCTCTTCAGCACGGTCGGCTACGTCACCTTCACCGGGAACCTGGTCCCCGGCTGCGAGGTGCTCGGGCTCGAGGACACCGTCGCCCCGGTGCCCGAGGCGCTTCGCAAACTGCACCAGGATCGCTTCGGATCGACCGAGCGCCCTGCCAGCACCACGCCGCGCGGGCTCACCGAGGACACGATCCAGCAGGCACTGCAGGCGCTCCCCGCGGACCTCGACTACGACACCTGGGTGAAGGTGGGCATGGCGGTGCACGCCGAGACCGCCGGCAAGGGATTCGATCTCTGGGAGGCGTGGAGCGCGCGCTCCCCGAAGCACAGCAGCCGGGGCTATGACCTCGAGCGCTGGAAGTCCTTCGGCAAGTACACCGGCCCCAGCGTCACGGGCGGGTTCCTTGTGCACCTTGCCAACCAGCACGGCGCGGGGATCCATCTCGGGGGACCTGCCAGTGCGCTGGAATTTGACGCGCTGGTGGCCGAGGGGGAGAACGCCGAGGCGCTCCGGTTCCAGTTCCTGCCCCCGCACGAGTTTGCAGGTTCCGCGGGCGGGGGATGGATCGTGAAGGGCGTGCTGCCGGCCGCGGGGTTGGCGGTGATCTTCGGGGCCAGCGGGTCGGGGAAGAGTTTCTTCGCGCTCGACATGGCCTTCGCGATCGCGCGGGGCGAGGCGTGGCGGGGGAGGCGGGTGGTGCAGGGGCGGGTGGCCTACATCTGCGCCGAGGGCGCGGAGGGCTTTCGCAAGCGTCTATCGGCTTACGCCCAGCACCACCGGGTGGATCTCTCGACGGTGCCGATGGGGATCCTGCCGACGGCGCCGGACTTCATGGCGGCGCAGGACGCCGCGGACGTGGTCGCGGCGATCCGCGCCTCGGGCGGGGCGAGCGTGGTGATCGTCGACACCTTCGCCCAGGTCACCCCCGGGGCGAACGAGAACGCGGGCGAGGATGTGGGCAAAGCCCTCGGCCATTGCCGACGCATCCACGAGGCCACCGGTGCGCTGGTCGTGCTGGTGCATCACGCGGGGAAGGACACCAGCAAGGGGGCCAGGGGGTGGAGCGGACTGCGCGCTGCCTGCGACGCCGAGCTAGAGGTCGTGCGCGAGGAGGCGGGGCGGTGGGTGCGGCTCACGAAGTCCAAGGACGGCGAGGACGGGCTCCAGTGGGGGTTCGGGCTGGAGGTGGTCGAGCTGGGTGTGGACGAGGATCTGGACCCCATCACCAGTTGCGTGGTGGTGGAGAGTGCGGTGCCGGTCCCCGCGCAAGCGCCGCCACGGCTCGGGGCACTCGAGCGGGTCATTCTGGACGTTGCCGAGGGGCTGGCCGCGATGGGTCAGGCGAGCGTGGATCGGGTCATTTCGGGGGCGGTTGAGCGTTTGCCAGCGGTGCCAGGGGTGCGGGATCGACGACGTGAGCGGGTGACGCGGGCGCTTCAGAAGCTGCTTGAAGGTGCGATTTTTTGCAAATCTGATGAATTTGGCATGGTCGAGGTCGTTGTTTGACATGTGCAAAAAACAGCACGCGTCAATGCCACACGCCACATTAAGCCACATTAAGCCACGTGTGGCAGACCGACGAGAGCCTGTCCGGATGCCACACGCCACACCACCCCCTTTAGGGGGTGTGGCGTGTGGCATGGCTCGTGTGGCGTGTGGGTGGGTTTCGGGAACGGAACGGGTGAATTTTTGCAAACAAGCCACTGGGGGATCCGATGGGTGGAGCGTGCAAAAAATGTCAAGGTCAACGAGCAGGGCCGGCGCATCGGGGAGTCGCATCAGAACACCTCGTTGAGCGATCACGATGTCGAGCTGATCCTGGCACTGCGCGATGAGGGGCTCACGCTCTCGGAGATCGCGGAGAAGTTCGAGGTCACCAAGGGCTGCGTCTGGAAGATCGTCCACGGCCACCGCCGTGGGCAGTGGGATGTGAGCCTGATCCGGGTGTCCGTGACGATGGATCGGGGCCGCTAGGATGGGAGTCATGGCAAAAGTTGGTCGACCGGAATTGTACCGCCCTGAGATGTGCGCCGAGGTTCTTGAGCTCGGCGCACAGGGCAAAAGCTACGCGCAGATCGGCGCGAAGTTCGGCGTGGCGCGCATTACCCTCTACGAATGGATGGATCGTCATCCGGAATTTGCTGACGCGATGAAGCGCGCACGGGACCTGGCGCTGGCGTGGTGGGAGGATCAGGCCTCGGCCGGGATCTGGGAGGACCGCGAGGGCCAACGGCTCAATGCGCAGGTCTGGTCGCGCTCGATGGCCGCCCGATTCCCGGACGACTACCGCGAGGCGCGCAAGACCGAGCTCGTGGGTGCCAACGGCGGACCGGTGCAGGCGCAGATCGTGGTGCAGACCGGCGTGCCCGACCCGGGGAGTGATCTCGCCTGAAGATCGATCTGGGTTACCGGCCCCGCCAGTGGCAGCGTGAGGTTCACCAGCAGCGCAAGCGCTTCACGGTGCTCGCCTTGCACCGCCGGGCCGGCAAGACCGAGCTGGCCCTCCGGCAGCTCCTCGACAGCGCACTGCGCTTCGACAAGCCCTTGGGGCTGTTCCTGTACGTGGCCCCGTATCTCCGCCAGGCGCGCGCCATTGCGTGGAGCAGGCTTCGGCAGATTGTCGCTCCGCTGATCGAGCACGGGCTCTGCACCGTGGCCGAGACCGAGCTGTCGATCAAACTGCACAACGGGGCCGTGATCCGGGTCTACGGCGCGGACAACCCGGATGCGATGCGGGGGCTCCGCGTCGACGGGCTGGTGATCGACGAGGTCGCCGACGTCAAGCCCGAAGCGTGGCTCGAGGTGTTGAGACCCGCGCTCGCCGACCGCATGGGCTGGGCGATGTTCATCGGCACGCCGCACGGCGTGAACCTCTTCAGCGAGTTGTTCTTCAAGGCCCGCGAGCTGCCGGACTGGCACGCGGCGCTGTACACGGTTTACGACACCGACGCGATCGACCCGGCCGAGGTGGCCAACTACCAGGCGAGCGTGGACGACAACACCTTCCGGCGCGAGATGCTCTGCGACTTCAGCGCCTCCGGCGAGGACCAGTTGATCAGCCTCACGCTTGTGCAGGAGGCCGCCAGGCGCTACGTGAAGCCTGACCAGTATGCCTGGGCCGGTCGGGTGCTCGGCGTGGATCCTGCGCGCTTTGGCGACGACCGGAGCGTGGTGTTCCCGCGGCAGGGGCTGCTGGCCGGCAAGCCTTGGGTGTACCGGGGCTTGGACAACATGACGCTCGCCGATCGCGTGGCCCGGCACATCGAGGAGTGGCGGCCCGATGCGGTCTTCATCGACGCGGGCAACGGGGCAGGGGTGATCGACCGGCTGCGCGCGCTGCACCACGAGGTGATCGAGGTGCACTTCTCGGGCAGCCCGCAGCATCCGAGGTTCCTGAACAAGCGCGCCGAGATCTGGTGGGAGATGCGCGACTGGCTGGCGGCCGGGGGCGTGATCCCCGATCTCGTCGATCTCAAGCAAGACCTCGCCAGCCCGACGTACAAGTTTACGGCGGCCGACAAGATCCAGCTCGAGAGCAAGGACGATCTCAAGGGCCGCGGGCTGCCGAGCCCCGACCTCGGCGATGCGCTGGCGCTCACGTTCAGCTACCCGGTGTACCGCAACGAGGCCATCCAGGCGCGCGCCCAGCGCATGGGCCTTACGGTGCGCGAGGAGATCTCTGCGCTCGACCACGACCCCTACGCCCGTCTCTGAGTGTCCGTGACGCTGAGGGGGCTGCGGCACACTGCGCCGCAGACACTCGGAGACCCGTGCCACATGTGCATGAAATCCCCCAAGATGCCCGATCCCCCGCCGCCCCCGCAGCCGCTGAAGCCGCCCGATGTGGACATGAAAGCGCTCGCCCGACGCAACCGCAGCAGCGGCATGACGGGGGGCAGCCTGCTCACGGGTCCGAGCGGGCTCACGGGTGGGATGCCGACCGGTCGCACCTCGCTCCTCGGGGGCTGACGTGCCCCGGCGCAAGGGGAAGCCCGGCTGATGGATCAACCGCTGAATCGGCGCCAGCGCATCCTGTCGCGGAAATCCGCACTGTGGAACGAGCGCTCCTCGTGGCTCACGCACTGGCGTGAGATCAGCGACTTCCAGCAACCGCGCGCCGGGCGGTTCGTCGTCACCGACCGCAACCGCGGCGACAAGCGCACGAACCACATCATCGACAACACCGCAGTGTTCGGCGCCCGCACGCTGGCCGCCGGCCTGATGAGCGGGGTGACGAGCCCCGCGCGCCCGTGGTTCCGGCTCGAGATCGAAGACGCGGACATGATGGAGGCCGGGGCGGTCAAGACCTGGCTCCACGAGGTCGCCACGCTGATGCGCCGGGTGTTCTCCGCGAGCAACACCTACCGCGCCTTGCATCACCTGTACGAGGAGTTGGGGCTCTTCGGCACCGCTGCCAGCGTGGTGCTGCCCGACTTCGACAACGTGATCCACCATCACCCCATGACGATCGGCGAGTACGCACTCGCCACCGATCAGCGCGGGAACGTGGATTCCATGATTCGCGAATTCCAAATGACGGTCGGCCAGATGGTCGAGCAGTTCGGGATGGAGAACTGCAGCCAGACCGTGCGCGATCTGCACACCCGCGGGAACTACGACGCCTGGGTCGACGTGCTGCACGTGATCGAGCCCCGGCGCGATCGGGATCTGCGCAAGGCGGACGCGAAGAACATGCGCTTCGCCTCGATCTACCTCGAGCCCGGCAAGGACAACTCGGACAAGTTCCTGAGCGAGTCGGGGTTCGAGCAGTTCCCGGTGCTCGCGCCGCGCTGGAGCGTGACGGGCAATGACGTCTACGGCAGCTCGCCGGGGATGGAGTGTCTGGGCGACGTGAAGCAGTTGCAGCACCAGCAACTGCGCAAAGGGCAGGCAATCGACTACCAGGTCAACCCGCCCTTGCAGGTGCCGACGCGCTACAAGGAAGCGAACAAGGCGCGCCTCCCGGGCGGCGTTTTCTACGTCGATGCGCAGGGCCAGTCGCAGGCGGTGCGCACGGCCTTCGAGGTGCAGCTCAACCTGCAGCACCTGATGATGGACATCCAGGACGTGCGCGAGCGGATCCGCTCGGCCTACTACGCAGACCTCTTCCTCATGCTCGCCAACGACACGCGCTCCGGGGTCACCGCGCGCGAGGTCGCCGAGCGACACGAGGAAAAGTTGCTCATGCTGGGACCCGTGCTTGAGCGCCTGCACAACGAGCTGCTCGAGCCCCTGATCGACATCACCTTCGAGCGCTGCGCCCGCGTGGGGATTCTCCCGCCCGCACCGCCCGAGCTGCAGGGCATGGAGCTCAAGGTGGAGTTCATCAGCGTGCTGGCCCAGGCGCAGCGCGCGGTCGCCACCGGCGGCATGGACAGGTTGCTCGCCACCGTGGGTCAGTTGGCCGGGCTCTCGCCCGCGATCATCGACAAGGTGGACTTCGATCAAGTGGTGGACGACTACGCCGAGGCCTACGGCGTGAACCCGAAGGTGATCGTGCCCGACGCCGAGGTCGCGGCGCTTCGCGAGCAGCGCGCCGC